AACTTTGATTCCTCGATACATTAGATCGAAGTTTCTGTTTTGTGCTGCTTCAGCGAGTACTTTCTTGTTGTACTCTGCAGAGTCGTACTCGACTCCACGGTAAGTGACTTTTGCCATTGGCTTTACTCCAAAGTAGTAGGGATTTTACTCCGTTCCTTTAGTCGGCTTTTGCGTCCTCGTCGAAGGAGGATGAACGATTCCGTTCCGAGTCGGCTTACTTGCGTCCTGAATGTATCAGGATGAACGATTTGTGTTAATACTAACACACTTATATTATATAGTCAAGTAGGTTACTTATAAATGACTTCTCCCATAACATCAGGACATAACATTGCTGCTACCAACTCCTTTGCCTTGGCGTTGCTATCACATAATTTATTCATCCATATTCTCTCATCCAAATCAACCTCACCATCGGTGGATATTATGCGACAACAAATGTCTATGATTCTATTTCTATAGTTTGTGCTTAACATGGTCTATTGCTGCGGGTAGAAGGGCATACTCTTTTCTCTGTATCGCTTTGGTTAGAGATACTATATCATCATTTGGTAGAATAGGAACCTCTCCTTGAAGAATTATTTCACCACCATCGAGTTCCTCATTTACATAATGCACTGTGCAACCAGTAACATCATCACTACTATTTAATGCTTGCTCTATTGCATGTAACCCTTTATACTTCGGAAGTAAAGAAGGATGAACATTTATCATAGGAGCAGGGAAAGCAGAAGGGTTTTTAATCACCCTCATATACCCTGCAAGAACTATAAGATCAACTCTCCATACTCTAAAGAGATCTATCATTTTGTCTTCATCTTTATGTGGAACTCTTACATGAGGAATACCAAACTTTGCTGCTCTCTTAACAGCACCACATTGTTTAGTGTTGTGTATCATCAACACAACTTCATGTTTATTGCATAATGGATTGGTAACTATGTTCTCGAAGTTGGTTCCGTTGCCAGAACACATAACACCTAGTCTCATTAGTTTTAATCTGTGTAAGGTGGTTCAGGTTCGTCAATACGATGTCTGTAATGTTCTGTATCAAAATAAGAAACTCCTGGTGGAGTTGGATCATCATAATTCATTCTCAATTTTCTTTGATACTCACGTTCATTTAATACTTCATTGATAAGAATCTTCATCTCCTTAACATATTCAGGAGTGAATAACCTACGAGGTTGAATAACCATACTAGGAAGAATTGCATTCCCATTCTCATCATGGGGATACACATTATCTGAACATCCCTTTGTTACGGGACCACTCATCCCTTGGGTATCAATCTTTTCCATCTAATGGTCTCCCATTCTTATCAATTAATCCAAGTTTTTTCACTTCTCCTAGATTAGATCTTTCTTGTCTCTTAATCCTTTTATATTCTTTCATAATCTTATCTACTTCATCCTTCGATACTCTTACATTTAACTGCGATCCTTCATCAGGATCAACAAATCCCACTCCACTTTTCTTTTTCTCATCCTTCTCTTCTAGATAATCGTTGATTCCATTTTGAATCTCACCCTCAATGATATCGTTGATTTGAGATCTCAACATCTCATTGTCCATGTTATTTTTACTCATAATTTTCTTTTCCTCTTCTTTTTCTCTGGTGATTTGTAACCATACTGACTTGGTTTAATAGTACCATGTCCAAAGTCTATTGCCTTAATAGAATCCTTGCCATATTTATCATAATACATGTCAAAAATATTCACCATTTTGTAACAACGTGTCACATCCAAATGCTGTGTTCCATTTTCAACATATCTAACGATATAAGCATCAGTTGGAAAAGACTTATCGTTTGCCTTTTCTTCTGTAGTCTTCTCTAAAAGAATTTCGCAGGAATAATCCGATGGTTGGATTTTAGATTCCTGCTTCTCTTCTGCCACTGGATTTTCTATTTTGGTTTTAGTTGTCATGAACGTCCTCCCCATATAATATCTGGATACGCTTCTCTTACCTGATCAAATGTAATGTTATACTTATCACCAAGTTTTTTATCTTTTGTAAGAACTAATACTTCTGCTTCTCTTGGATGAAGTCCTTGAAGAAGGTTAATAAACATCATCTCTCTACGTGTTGTAGTCAGAGTATTATTTCCACCCTGCACATAATGATATAAGTTCTGATATTCTCTTCTTAAAGATGTTCTACCTCTACCATCAAGATCTTGTCCTGTTGCAGATTCACCTCCTGCTGCCTCTCTAGCAAGGTTCTCTGAAAGACTACCCTTATATACTGTTTGATCCTGTGTCTCTCCATAGGGAACCTCTCCTTCAGGTAAGAGACTAATTACAGACTCATCATAATTCCAAAGAAAAATCATTTTTATACAGTCATGCTCATACTGCTTAAGTGCTTCTACTGTTTTAGTAGAAGTCTTCTGTAGAGATGCAAGATCTAATACTTCAAATACAAAAGGATTTGTAGGTAGAGAATCAATAGCAGGTGCTGGTTTAGTTGTTCTCTTCTTTGCTTTAGACGCAGCAGGTAATTTAGGACCGTCAGTTTCAGTTTTACGAGGTCTACCTCTCTTCTTAGTCGTCTTCGTCGTCGGTGTCGATGTCATGAGTTTCAATTCTTAGGGCTAAAATTTCATCGGGAACTAATTGTCCATTTGCATCAAACATTTCTGGATGAGTATACACTACTTGAGGTGTTGTCTCATAAGAATGCTGTCTTGCCATCCATCCTATCATACCTCCTACTAATAATGCAAGTATAGACACAAGGGTTGTAAGTGTCAAGGTTACTACAAGTGTTTCTGACATGGCACTGCTCCAGATAGTTTTATTTTTTTCGGATGTCCAAGTAACAATCAAAGTGAAAAACAATTTCTCTGTTCCAAAGAGCAATAAGTTTTCCGAATTTTACTTGAAAGGTTTTTGGTTTTAGTGGACTTCTTCTCCTGTTTCTTAAGAGTAATTCTACACCCCTATTAATTTGGGGGTTGTCATTATTTAGATTGCTTTTTTCTTCTTCCTGGTCTTTTGTCATGTCGATACCTCACTGCATCTTCAAGGATCTTTGCCAAATAATTTTTTATTTTTCTTGCTTGTGGTTTAGGAATGTGATGATATGCCTCACGCAATTGCTTATGATCATTATCAGAACCTCCCTTAATGTATTCTTCAAGATCTAATACTTCCTTCCCAAGTTCTTTTGCAGTAGAACTTTGAAGGAAAGCATCGACCTCTACCCTTGTTGTTTTACGATACTTTAGAAACTCATAAAATTTCAATTGCATCTTACCCTGATACGAAAGTTCAAGGGCATGTTCTATCATATCATAAACAGTTTCAAAGTCGTTGATTTTTTTCATCAGACTAATTTTTTCTCCTTTAAGTATTGTACAGTTTCGGTGCATCCACCAAGATTAGTTCCATCTATTACCACTTGAGGAAAAGTAGACCCTTCTCCAAACTGACCATAGAATGATTTTTTATCAAAGTGATCATCCAATTTATATACAACATGCTTCAATCCTGACAACTTTAATACCTGAACTACCTTACTACAATATGGACATCCATCCTTTGAGTAAACCGTGAAATTCATGTTCTCTGACATTGGTGTTCAAAAATTTTATTTAGTATTGGAATGATTTTTGAGAGCATCTTTCCAATGCTCAACGAGGATTTGAAGTTCCTTGATACGCAATTTTGCTGTATCAATTTTTTCATTAAGACTGTTTGCCATCTTGCTTTCTATCCTCCATAGATCTATTTTTAATGATGATTCTATCCCTTGCATGATCTGGAACAAATTCCAAAACGTCATCATGAGGCCACATCATCTCTTCATATAGAGCATTGAGTCGATCCATATCTTCCCAAAGATCATTTACATGACGGGTTTCATCACCCCAATGATGCTCTTCAGGTTCTAGATCTCCGTGCATGAATTTGCCTCCTTTAGTTTACGTAGTATATATTGAATAGTATGTATCATATCAGTGTGGGTTATACCTCTGAATAACAGAATAAACTATCACCAATACAATAAGAGCGATAGAAATAATAGGAAGAACTAAATGCATAATTCATTCATAGTGCTGCAAATATTGTATCATACTTTCCAGAGTGTGCAAATCACCCCTCACAGATCGAAGAGCATTGTTGCAATTCTTACAGAGAAGACCCCTCACATCCCCTGTAGTAGGATTACGATCAACCATAAAGGAATTATAGTTTCCCCCCGCTTGTAGGGTCTTACAGACCGCACACTGATTGTTCTGTTCTACAAGCATCCTATTATATTCTTTAAACCCTACACCTTTCTTCCTGTTCTTGGTTATTCTTTTGACGGTACACTCTTTACATTCATATGAATAAGAGGATGCAAGAGTAGTATTCTTACGTGTTCTGTAATATCCATCTATCAGATTCTTCTCTTCACCACATACTCTACATACCCTTTCGGATAATAACAGATGACTTAATTCAACTTGATCATCTAGATCCATTATGAAATCTTTGCATGTGGTGCAAATTCACCCTTTGTAGTTATCTTCATACCAGTATATAAAAGGTCTGTCCAAAACTCTGCGTCTTTTCCATGACCTGAAATAGCATCATACCAAAAACTTAATTGCATCAATGTTGCCTTTGCATCTCTAAGATTTTTAGCATACTTAAGTGTCATACTCTTTTGCCATTCATCAAATTTAGGTGCTTGATTGTAATGTTTAGAAACTACAGCATACATCTTCTTATATTTTGCTTCTTGCGTAACAAATACAGTAGCATCTTTGGGATAATCAGTATGATTTTTCTTAAACTCCTTTACCTTTAACATCTTTACTACCATATCAATAGGTGCTAATCCACCTTGAGCAGCAGGAGTTCTCTTTATAGCAGTACCAAAAGTTAAATTATTACCTCCTCTAGTAATATTAATCGAGTACTCATTATTAGGACCAATCTTAACACCAGTTGTAACAGAACTAAGTGTAAAAATACTATCAATTCTAAAATGAATATCCTTCATAGTATATCTCTCCATTTTAGAGAAAGAAGTAAGTGCTTTTAATGCACCAGATGACTCAACATTATGTAAATGTATTTCTGCTTTATCACCTGTGTTTACTTTTTTAAGCGATACTCCAACAAGTTCCTCATTTTCCATTAAAGTAATCAATAAAGAATTCAAATCTGCCAAGTTACCAGGATCTGGATTTTTTATTGTTTTTTCTATATCATCTTTAACTTTATCCATACCTTTAACTGCATATATGTCAGCAGGGTTCCAAGTTTCATATCTTCCTGCTGCTTGACCACCCCCTCTTGTCAATTTCTTCATACGTTTTTCAAAAAATTTGACAAAAGAATCATTATCATATCTAAATTCATCCCATTGGCGACCAGAATACTCTACCAACATTTCTTTTTGTTGTTGATAATATGTCCAAAGCCATCCATTTAATCTTGGAACCCACTTTGGTGTAAATACCTTCACCAATTCTTTATATACTTTATCCTGCTTTATATCCTTACCATTAACCAGAATATTATTATCTTTATCCGCAGTAAATTTTTTATTATCACGTAAAGCTCTGTTAAAAACAATCGTAGATCCTTCCTCTTGAATTCTTGTAGGTATAACAACACCTTTTGTTTTTCCAGCATCTTCATTTTCTTCTACATCAAAATCAACCGTCGCACCTCCTGGCATTTTTAATATTTTAAATCCCTGTCTATCTGTAGTTCTACTAAGACCTGAAAAATTACCTATCAACTCTTTAAATATACCTGACTTAAAAGTATTTAAATCTCTACTACTACCAGGATGTTCCAAAGATAATTCTATACCACGTTTTCCTTTAAACACCTCAAAATCTACCTTTCTAAAAGAAATTATATCATTCTTTACTGGTCCTAACCCGTAAAGAAAATCTTCTACATTCGTTATATTTGCCTTCGGTTTCTGTGCCATAATCTTTTTAGTTATTTATTTGAACATAAAAAAAGACCTCCCGAAGGAGGTCTTGTAAGTTCCGATTGTAGAGACCGCACGAACGATGTCTCAATCTTATTTATTAACCGATGCTAGGAGCAACAAGTGCAACTTCAGTCTCATTAGCAGATGCTAAATCAAGTGGGAAGTTGTGGGCGTTTCTTTCGTGCATTACCTCCATCCCAAGGTTTGCTCTGTTAAGAACGTCACCCCAAGTAGGAACAACCTTACCTGATGCATCAACAACTGATTGGTTGAAGTTGAAACCATTAAGGTTGAATGCCATTGTGCAGATACCCATAGAGGTTAACCATACACAGATAACTGGCCA